CGACGGGCTCGCCTTCACGCTCAATACGCAAGGAATCCCCCCGTGGGCCAATGACACGTATGGCGCTGATGCGCTGGAGGACTCCCCTGACGTCGAGTGGGACGTCACCCCGCCCAAGGACCTGAAGGCCGAGGCCGACTCCATGACAGCGGCAGCGGCGGCCGTGACGGCGTGGAACACCGTGCTCGGCGCCTACGGTAAGCGCGTGGACGACACCGACATCGAGCGGCGCTTCGGTGTTCCGATCGAAGGTGACGCAGACGGCGACGGCGTCGTCGATGGCGAGGAGGAGCCCGGCGCTCGAGCGACATCGACCCTCCCGGATCCGAAGCAGGCCGCAACGCAGATGCTGGCCCTCGTCGCGCAGGTGAAGGCCGAGAAGGATGCTGGCTTCGAGATGAAGCAAGGGCGCGTGGAGCAGATCGCGAAGCTCCTCGGCGTCGTCGCTCCGGTCCTCGCAGCTTCCGCACCTGGTGCCGCATCGTTTGGCTACGACCAAACGAACGGGATTGTGACCATCAACCAGCGCCTCGCCGAGCTTGGCAAGGAGCTCGATCTCACCGGTCGCGGCAACATGACGATCCCCGAATACCTGGCCTCGCTCGGCGTCTCGGCGGCGCCCACCGGTACAGTCGCCGAGGCAGCGTGAAGAAGAAGGCGAATAGCAGCGGGACGCGCTCGGCGTTCGTTCGCTCGATCGACGAGACGGCGCGGACGCTAGAAGCGGTCGCAAGCACTGAAGCGGTCGACTCATACGGCACCATCCTACGGTGCGACGCTGAGTCGATCGACCTGCGTCGGTTCAACGAGAACCCGGTTCTCCTCACGTTCCACGACGACAACGCCTTTCCCGTGGGCCAGTGTCTGAACGTGCGCGTCGAGGGCGGGCAGCTCGTCTTCACCGCTTCGTTCGACGACATCACCGACGAAGATCGGGCGACATGGGCGAAGTACAAGGCCCGCACCATGCGCGGATTCTCGGTGCGCTTCATCGCGACCGAGCAGCGCACGACGCAAGTCAATGGGCGCGACGTCATTGAATACACACGCTGGGAGCTCCTCGAGATCTCATGCGTTCCGATCCCGGCAAACCCTGAAGCTCTCCGCCGTGCGGCGGGCGCACGAGGCAACATGGCACTGAAGCGAAGCGAGATGATGAAGGGCCTCAAGGCCATGTCCGAGGGCGAGGGCTCCGACGACGAGAAGAAGGACGCCGCGCAGCTCTACAAGGACATGGGCGGCGACGAGGGCTGCAAGGCTGCCGAAGAGGCCGAGTCCAAGGACTCGAAGGAGCCCGACGGCGACGAGGGATCCGACGAGGACAAGGCCAAGGCCGCTCGCGCCTCCGAGGACGAGGCCGAGAAGGAGAAGGCGGCGCGGGCGGTGGGAAAGAAGCTCCGATCGAGCGGCGGCAACGTCGACAACGTGCTGGCCCTCCAGCTCGCCGAGCTGCTCGCCAAGGACCAGAAGCGCGACGTCGCAGCCCTGGTCGACGCGAACGCCAAGAAGATCCCGCCGGCTCTCCGGGCATGGGCCCTCGAGCAGCCGATCGATGGCCTCCGCGCGTTCCTGAAGTCCGCTCCCCTCGTCGACATCCGCGCCGCCGTCCCCGAGACCGGCGTGCGCGGCGACACGCAGGGCACGGGCGACGCGAGCGTTCCCGCGCTCTCGGTGGAGGAGTCGCGGAAGCTCGACAAGATCCTCGGCATCAACACCGACGTCGCGAAGGTCGGCTTCGGGTCCTTCGACGCCTCGCGCGGCGCGATGACGTTCGCCACCCCCACCGCTTCGCAGATCCGCGCCGCTCAAGCGCCGCGCGGGAAGGAAGGCTGATCGATGAGCAACACCACCACCGTCCGGGCCACGTCGAAGAAGATCGTCTTCACGATCGATCTGCCCGTCGCTGCGGCGACCAAGATCCTCGGCGGCACCATCGTCGACACCAACGCGCTCGGCTTCGCCGTTGCGGGCCCGACCGGGATCCGCTCGTGGGGCATCGCGTCGGACAGCGCCGACAACACCAGCGGCGCGGCCGGTGACATCCCCGTCAACGTGCGCCTGCCGTACGCGCTCGAGGTGCGCCTCCTGGCGAACGACACCGGCTCTCCGCTCACGCGCGCCGATGTCGGGCGTCAATGTTTCGTGCTGGATAACCAGACCGTCACCGGATCGAGCGCGACCGGCGACCCGGGCCCGTTCGTTTACGAGGTCACCCCGGCCGGAGTGTGGGTGTTCTTCCTGCCGACCCCGGAGCTCGACAGCGGCCTTCAGGTCGTCTCCGGCGTGCTCGTCGCGGGCGTGCTGACGATCAACACGGGAATCACGGTCACCGCGAACACGAAGGTGCTCTCGGTCCTCCCGACCCTGCGCGGCGGCACGTTCCCCGCGGGCGGCTTCCAGGCGCTCACCGCCGACATGGTCCCCGGCGCTCCCGGGACTGGCACCCTCGTCGTGAAGGCGCTCCAGGCTGGCGGCACGGTGCAGACCTCCTGCACCGACACGGTCAACGTCGCCTTCAAGGGCTGAAGGCCAACCCCATTCAGGGCCCGAGGCCCCACAAGGACGATAGATGCTTTTCACTCAGTCTCATGTGATGAACACCGAGGCCCGCCTCCAGAAGCTTCTGGCGAACGCGTACGCGCTCGCCTCGAAGAATATCTGGTGGCAGAAGGTCATGAGCGAGCGCCCCGGCGACGGGAAGCGCCAGGACATCGAGTTCCTGCTCACCACGGCCGATATCTATCGGCTGAACTCGAAGGGTGACGGCATCCAGTACGACGACATGATCACGCAGGCACACAGCGTGACTCACGAGGGCTTCGGCGGCGGACAGGTCGTGACGCGGGACCAGTTCGATGACGAGTCGTTCGGCTTCCTCGGCGACTGGGCTGCCCAGATGGGCTCACGCATCGCCATGGATCCGCAGTACGAGGCGGTGAGGATGATGGTCAACGGCGAGGTCCTGAAGGGCTACGACGGCCAAGCCTTCTACTCGAAGGGCCACAAGGTGCATCCGCTCGACCTGTCCAAGGGCACGTACGACACGCTGATCACGGACATGAACGCGATCGACCCGGGCCTTCCTAGCGTGACGCTGCCGACGCTCACCGTGGCCAACCTCGCGAGCGCCGACGCGTACATCCGCTCGCTGACGATGCCGAACGGCAAGAACCGGAACCTCGCGCCGGCGATCCTGCGTCACGGTCCGCTGCTCAAGAAGGCCGCGCTCGAGATCACCTCGGCGAGCTTCATCGGCGCGACGGACAACGTCATGACGAAGTACGCGATCGAGCCGCTCGTCGTCAACGAGCTCACCGGCTACGATTGGTATCTCGACTGCACGGTCGGCGAGACTCCCGACCTGCTGCCGTTCGTCCGCTTCAACCGTCGCGCGTACGAGATGACGTCGTACAGCGGCATGACCTCGGCCGAGCTCGGCCGCCGCAACGAGCTGGAGTGGCAGGTGCGCGGGCGCTACGGCTATATGTACGGGCACCCCTACCAGTCGTACAAGTTCAAGGGCGGCCTCAAGCCCTGATCGATCTGCTCGACTGAACGGCTCGACGTGAGCCACAAGGCCCCGCCCGGCATCGCCGGTGCGGGGTTTTGGGGTCATGCCGTTCCTCTCCGTCGCAGAGTTCCGCGGCGTCACGACGATGCCCGGAGAGCAGGTAGATCGGCTCGAAGCGATCGAGCCCGCCTACCTCTTGGGCCGGCTCACCTTCGAGACTGGTTGGATCAAGGCGCGTCTCGCGAAGCGGTACGCCGTCGAAGGCTTCGACGCGAATCCGCCGGACATCGTCAAGAGCTGGCTTTGCGCCATCGTGACGCTGTGGGCCTACAAGAAGCTCGGCTTTGGTGCGCTCAATCCCGAGGACTCGGACACCGTCAAAGACGCGGAGACAGCGCGCGCCGAGGTCAAGGAAGCGGCCGACAGCGAAGATGGGCTCTTCGATCTCCCGATGCGCCAAGACGTCCAGGCGTCTGGGATCTCGCAGGGCGGCCCGCTCGGCTACGCCGAGGCCAGCCCGTACACCGCCAACGATCGCCAGCGCGAAGCGATCGAGAGCAACGGCGAGTGAGCAAGCTCGACGACACCACCGAGCTCGACGCGGCGATCGCGAAGCTGGAGCAGCTCGCGCACCTGGGGACGCACCTCGCCGAGGTCGCCGCGCCAGCGCTCGAAGAGGTTGCCCGAGCGCAGTGGGCGGCCGGCCAGGGCCAGAACGGCAAGGCCTGGGCAAAGACCAAGATCGGCGGGC